GCAGTCGGCAGCGTAACAGCATCAAACCAGGCATCATACACCGCCGCGCTTGTATTCTCGTTGGTTTCGCTCTTCACAATGTCAGTATCCAGCGCGTCAACGTAAATAGTGGTTGCGGTCACGGTCACGGTTTCGGTTTCCGGTTCCACGTTCTCGCCCTTAGTGGTGCCAGCGGCAGACGGGCGGGTAGCGGTACAATTGTACATAACGTGCCGGGTCGCCTTTACGTCACCCTCAAATTGGAACATAAGCGCAAAGTGGATAGCTTCGGCGTTCGCGTTCTCAACCGACAGGCCATTACCAGACTGGATATAGCCCAGCACATCAGCTTTAAACGCATCACTAAAACGCGCCATTTCCAGATCCCCGGAATAACCGTTATTGGCAGCGCCTACCCAATACACAATGTTATCAGCATAGAACGGGGTATTCTCGCCTTGCGGCTCCAGACTGATAGAAACGGCACCGGGCAGCGCAACCGGAGTATCATAGGTTGCACTACCATCGGCGGCAATCGTCGCAACAGCATAATAAACGTTTTTCAGACCATACTTGATCTTATTCGGCATTGATAACAACCTCCATCGTATAGGTTATTTGGTACATGTTTTCCGAATCAATATAAGTTTCCGTTTTATCAAAAACCATTTCGTTAGACAGCAAAACCGCTTCAACGGCGGTTTCTTTGTCAAAATCTTTTTCGTCTGTGTATAGTTCCACAACCAACGTATTTATGCGGGCATAATGGGTATTATCGGCTTTAAAATCGTCATCGTTGGGATAATAGAAGCAGATAAACGGCGGGGGCGGGGGCGGGTTTTCGGGGTCTTTCTTGAATTGATAATAGGCATAGGGGTAACCCATGCTATTAATCATGGTTGATATTTGCTCATAGGTCATAGCTTTTCGGTTACCTCCTTTTCAAAATCTGCTATTATCTCTTCTTCGACTGTTGATATATGCGGCACACCGGCAACGCGCCCGCCGCCGCGCTTTGCGTGTCCATTCTCCAGCAAATGCGGCAGACCGGGCGTTTGATTGTAGATAATAACCGTTGTACCTAACCGGCTTGTCAGCGTTTCAGACTTCCAACCTTTAGCATATTTCCCGGTACCGTTGAATTTTTCTTTTGATTCTTGACGCAACGCAGATACACCGGCTTTACCTATGCGCTGCACAATTTCCCCCATGTTTTCGGTTACTTCGCCCTCATATTCTGCCAATATCTTTTCTATTGCCGTGTCCAGCTTATCAATAGCGGTTTTAGTTGCCATTGTTACCCGTCCTTCGCTCTACATACAGTTCTAAAACGTCTGTACGGGCGTGGTATACCCGGTAAACGCTATAGGCAACGCCGTTATAAATAACTGTGCGCTCCCCGTTGTATTCGGCAAAAAACATAGTAAAACGGTATTCCGGTTTTAATCCGTTTTGCCCGCCCGCGAAAAATTCTGATTGTGTAACGCTATCAACTTGACAAAATACATTGTGTTCAACGGGTACACCATCCCGCCAAACGCCTTTAGCGTCCTGTGTGCGTGGATAGCTAACCAGCGTTATAAGCTCTGATCTATCCATTGTTCGCACCTTCCCCGGTTGCGCTATCGCCGTTCAGCCAATTGGTATAGCCCGTACACGTTGACAGTTGCGCTTTTTGCTCATCATATGACTTTTTCAATCTGTCGTAATCGTCCGGTTGTCCGAAATTCAACCGGCAATAGGTTATTACAGCCATTTGCACCAGCGCGTCAACGTTTGACGGCACCACAACGCCCGCCACACCCAAATCAAGCAGCGCGGCAGCTATCAGCGCCGTTATCTGTGTGTCAAATGCGTTTGTAGTGATCCGCAATGCCAGTTTAACCGCGTCCAGCATACCCGCGCCCCCTCTCTAATGTTATAGGGGCGCTGTATGATACAACGCCCCATTTGCTAACGCCTATTAGCCGTTCGCCTTAGTAACCTTAGAGAAATGACCGGGCGCGGTAATGCCAATAGCCACAAACAGACGGCCCACAATCTTAACAAGGTCGGCTTCAGCTTCGGACAGATCGTCAAACTTCAGCTTGACTTCTTCACCATTGGGGAAATTAAACTGCGCGCCGCTGAAGTCGCCAACAATCAGCCAAGCAGCACCGGAAGTAGCGGACGTATACGCGGGCAGCGTGTTATCATAATGCACACTATAGCCCTCGAAGGGGTCAAACAGATAGCCGTTGCCAGCAATCGCCGCGATAAATTCGGCGTGGGTCTGGCGGTTCATAACAACCGCGATATTCTCCGCTTCATCCGACAGCAGCGCAACAGCGCGGGCCACAATGTCAAGCGTGGGCGCACCGGTAACGGACGGCACACCAACGGCCTGTGCGGTACTGGCAGCGGGCGCATTTACGATAGCGGTAATCAGCAGCCGCTTAGCTTCAACGATGATCCTATGGGTGATTTCATCATAGATGTAATTGAGGAATTCCTCACCGCCCATATCGTAGGCTTCATCACTAATACGAATCCACTTTTTAATGCTCTGCGGCACAAGAGAAACAACGCCCAGCGTCAAAACCTCTTCAGCGGGCGCGTCGGTACCTTCAGCATGGACAGCGGCACCGGTCGCGGACAGTTCAAAACCAACATTCAGATTGCCGCGCACATAAGTGCGACGCACCATGTCCAGCAGCCCGGAACGCTCCCACGCGGTTCTAATACGCTCCTCAATAATCGTAGGCACCGGAAGCTGGCCCGGGTTGCTCTGGACGTTGCTATTGGTAGTCAACAGCGCGCGGCACTCGGACGGATCGCCCGTGCGGATGTACTTAGCGAACGCATCGATATACTTCTTAGACTTCCGCACCTCTTCCACGGTATTTACCGGGGCATTATCGGCGGGCTTGCGGGTTTCAACACCAGCAGCACCGGCAACGGCCTTTCGGATTTCCTCGCGCTTAGTCGCGTCGGCCTTGCGCTTTTCCAGTTCTTCCTTAATGGCGCGGGCTTCTTCGCCCAGTTTATCAAGGTCTGCGCCATCCTGATCCATCTCTGTAACGATAGCGGCGCGCCGCTTTTCCATATCTTCAATAGTCCACTTAGAGAAATCAAACATAGTTTATATACCTCACATTTCACATAGTATTTTGATTTGTTTCTTTTGCCGTTCGCGTTTTTCGTGCGCTTGCTTCTCCTGCTTCAGTTCTTCAATAACTCCATCAAAGTAACTACGCGCTGAAATGCTTGTGGCATCGTTAGCGGGCAAAGATACCGCGCTAACGTCATACAGCTTTGAGATTTTAGTGATCGTGCGCAAAACCGTTACCGTGTTATCCTCGCGGTTTTCGGTAATCTCGCGCTTATCCTCTCCAACCTTAAAGCCAAATGACATCTTAGTGGTATAACCGCCGTCTATCTCTTCATAGAGTTCACGGCCTATTTCTGTACCGCCCAGCTTTGCGCGGATTTTCAGTCCAACGCCATCCGGGGTAACGGTCAGCGTTTCATTACTGATCCGGGCAAATACGCGGCCCTCGTGGTCGTACTGCATGATAACGTCGTTCATGTCGCAATCATCAAATGCGCGCGCGTCTATCTGCTCCAGCAGCGTATAACCACCGTTACTATAAAGTTCATAGGGGCGATTAAAAGTCGTTGCGTAACCCTCAACGATCTTTTCCCCGTTATCCTCTGCACGGCGTTCAAAAGTCGAAACGTCAATGTTTCTATATTGCCGTCCCTGTGACAGCTTTTCTTCAATTGTTTTCTGGCTCATTATTTTCATCCTCTCCAACGTTGTAATATTCGCCCCTAACCGGCAATTGATCCCCATAGGGCGCGGGCAGCGGCGGCATATTCCAAATCTCCCGGATTTCGTTTCGCGTCATCAATCCCCGGTCTGCCATCTGCGCCGAAACGTTTAGTTTGTCGGCGTTAGTCATATACTGCAACCGGTTAGCCGTCGCCATAACACGGTTACCCTGTGATTGCTCCCGGAAGGTAAATAACATCTTTGTCATTACCTGTGAAAACTGGATAGCGAACGGTTCTATTGCGCCTTCATAAAACGCGGCCCATTTATCGCCAAACGCGGCATTATTCAAAATATCATCGTTTACGCCGAAATAGTGATAGACGTTATCGCTAATCGCCTTCATTTGGTCGGCATCGACAACAAACGGTTTTGTGTCAATCTGTTTTATGTTGGTGTAGGTATTTGGGAATAGCAGCAGCCCGCCGCCTTGCGCTTCACGGCTAAAGTTTTCTTCGGTAAAGCGCCGCCGTTCTTTCTTCAAATCTTCGGCTTTGCTAAAATTGCTCAATTGCGCGATAAAGCGGTAACTGGCAGCGGATTTAACGCCCTCTTCTATACCCTGATTTTGAATGTGTATCAGTTCCATTGTGGGAAACAACGCGCGGTTGCTCTCACCAAAGAAATCATCCCGGTATTGGAATTTTGTCATTATGCCGCAATACTCCAATTCGACGGCAGCTTTTTCGCCCCATCCAAACTCATACCGGATATACGGCGTATCTCCAAACCGCACCAACTCACATTTATTCGGTAGCGGGCAATATATCCCGGACGGCTCCCCATATTCATCCCAAATCGGCGTAATAAACGCCGTGTTATGAACATCAAGTAGCGTTGACAGACGGTATAAAAATTGGCTCCACGTTTGAAAAGCGTTGGGGCCATGCTTTAGTTTATTCTGCAACGCGGGGCGCGCACTTCCTTGCACTTCAACCATGAGTTTAGAAATGTGCGTTGCGCGGGTATTAATTGCCGCCCGGATCAACTCCGATTCATAAACGCCGCCGCTGAAACTTGTAAAAGTCGGCGTATAGCCGTTTAGCATTTTGAAAACGCCGCTATAATCCCCGCGCGGGCGCGGCCTGTTTCCAAACAGTTTTTCAAACAATCCCATTTGCTATCCCTCATTCTTTAACTGTTCCCCAATTTCTGCATACCACTTTTGACGCACCGTCATAGCGTCCAGCAGCGCCGCGCAACCGTCAATATGTACGGTCGGGCTAACCTTAACCAGCTTGCCGCGTCCGCGCTCCGTTGACATTTTAATAGCG